CATCAGATACAGTCATTAAATCAACCTTACCTACATAATTAGAATCAGCTATATATCTTTGATCTGGAGATTTTTGATAAAACGTTAATACAGGATTCCATAACTCTACGTCATAATCATCCTCTAGCATACGGAAATGCCAAAACTCTCTATCTGCAATAAGCATATCACGAAATCCTCTTTCTTCTAGCTCATGCATTTTAAATCTTTCCTCATCCACATTTAATTGGTGAGTTGCCCATTCTTCTATACTACTTCTATAAGACTTACTAAAGTAATCTTCTATTTCAGGAAGTGTTTTTAAGTTATCTGGAGATAGTTGTTGTTGTGCTTCTTCAGATGCTGGATCCATTCCAGCTTCAATCATTTTTTGAACTAATTGCATTTCTGCATCAGCTAACAAAGTATCTTCTATCTCTTGTTTTTTCTGAGCTAACATTTCATTATATGATTTGTCATCAACAGCTCTAAACTGCACCTTGTTGTAACGTTTACTAAACTCACCGCTTAGTACATTGATTACATTTGGAACAATAGGATAAAATTTAAGTTCTAACGCAGAATCATTTTCTTTTGTTAAAACATCCATCATATCTTTATAATCATTGTCTTCTTCAATTATATAATCAGACTTATCAATAATACCTTTAGCTAACTTATAATTTTTTAAAAGTCTTCTTGAATTTGATCTTAAAAATTCTACACCTTGTAATTCTAACCAATCTAAATTCCATGCTGCCCAATCATCAGTTTTTTCTGAAGAAGGTAAAAACTGTACTGGTTGTGTTAAGCTTGAATACGTAGGGCCTCCTTCAGCCTTGGCACCATTTTTTAACTGCATTGCATTTAATACTTTCATTACGTATTTTATTTAGTTGAATCTATTTAATATTTTTAAATCCTGATCTATTAGTTCTGCCAGTTCTAGATGAAGAACTACGCCCAATATTTTTAAACGGACTATACTTTAATTTATACAAATTTTCTGAATTTACCAAAGATTTACCCTCTGATTCGCGTCTTTTAGTATATCCTCTGTTAGATTGTTGTATTTTAACAAATGCAATTAATGCACCGAAAGCAACTAATCTATCCACGTTTAATCCAGGATAATAGGCTAACATTTCTTTTATTAACATAGGATCAGGTACTCTTTCTACTCCTAATGTTTGATTTGTTACCACACCATTTATATCTGTTTCTTCATCAATTACTTCTCTTAAAAATTCTATAGCATAAGAAATTAAATGACTTTTAAATAATGTACCTGTATTCTTCCATCCGTATTCTTGATACACTGTTTTGTTAGAACCTAAATCTTTTAAGAATAGTATCTGTTGTTTAGGTACTAAATAACGTTGCTTTTTTCTGGCAATCATGTGTTGTATAAATAATGATATATTATTTTCAACTAATGTCCAGGCATTAAACCATTCTATAATTAATTCTAATCTTTCATGTGTCTTATTGATGTCATCAAATCTACCACACCAAGCTGCAACAACTTTATCTTTTTCTATAAACTGTTCTACGTCACCTGACTCATTAGTTCTGATTACTTCCATTGCATTCTTGTATACAAAAATACTACATAATGAATCTGACGTAGTTGTTTTACCTTCTGATACTGGATCAATAGAAGCGTAGTATGCTCCAAATTCTGGACTTTTTATTGGTCTTTCCCAAACTACAATAGTACCTGTTTTATCTATTTGTTTTTTATCTACAGGAAATTTACTAATTGGAAGTTTATTAGTTCGTTTAGCAAATATACCTGTCTCATCCCTGTCTAATTCTATTAACTCATAAGGATATTCTTTTTCTTCAATTCTTTTTTGCTGTCTGGTTAAAACACCTTGAGGAAATATTGATGCTTTTCTATATGCAAAAGCTTCAGCAATATTCATTGGTTTTTGAGAAATTCTTAACTGAAATTGTTCTCCATTTAATTCATTCTTCCATCTTGACCTTTCTTCTATAATTGCTTTAACAGCATCCTCTACTAATGAGTTACCGTATTTATCAATGTAAGGTGGCATAGAGTGCTGTTCAGGTATAAACAACCCTGCCATACCTATAGTCCCATCAGCGTCCATTAGATTCGTTTCTACAGAATATATATCATTTGCTGCAGGATTTAATATCATTTCCTTTAAAGGATTACATTGTTGCAAATCCCCTACAGATCCTGCTGCTATAAACATACCTGTTGTCATCATTCCAGAAGACATAGCTGGACGTAAGTACTCATATGTATCTGACATCTTTGGTGCTATACCTGCTTCTTCATGAAAAAAGTATGTACACGGTCCACCAACTCCAGTTGTAGCATTTTTCTCAAATGATCCACCCTGTATTTTAGATTTTAATCCTCTTGCTGTTTTCCTGTTGTTTACTTTAACTTCAATCTGTTGTTGCCACAGTAATACTTTCTCTGGATTGCTAGGTCTATACCAAGCAGTATGCTCATTAAGAAATGTTTTATATTCGTCTAAAAATTTCCAAGATCCTTTGTCATTAATAAAATCTTTTAATGATGCTCCCACTTTACATATAGATCCTTCTTCAAACCAATACTGATTAATAATTTTACCCATATGAAAATATGAGGAAGCAATCTGACGCTTTTTAAGTATAGCTGAGTGTTGGTTATTTAACTCAGCTAGTAATTCATAAAGAGCCATATGGTATTGAGCATCTCTTACTTTAGCAAAACCATATTTCTTTTCTTCTTTATCAAATATAGGTAAGAAGTTTAACCACATGTAGTAATCTCTACTTAAGAAAAAACTTTTAGGACCATCATTGTATATAACACCTACTCTACATTTATTTTTTTGATCTTCCCAATAATTAGTAAAATCTTTAGATCTAAAAGGAGCATTACAATAAAATCCTTGAGTATTAAACGTTTTAGCTTCACTATTAAAATCATATGCTATTTTTGTAAAACCATAATCTCCAGGTTCTTTAAATATACTTAGTATATAATCTATAAAAGACTTTTCTGTTTCAAAATCAGTAGTACTCCATTTACCATTACCATATGTAGGAATGGTTTTATACATCCGCTACCTCTACTAGAATAGCAAAGACATCTCCTTCTTGAATAAGTAAATGTTCTTCTCCTTCGTGTTGCATACTAGTTGGTAAACAATGTTCAGTGTATTGTACAACGTCACCCATCTTTATTTCATCTACAGATTGACCTAATCCTACTACTGTACCTATACATTCTTTTTTAATTGCCATTTCAGGTAAAATAAAACCTGATTTAGTCATTGTTTCCGCTTTCTTTTGTTTGATTAGAAGTTTTTTTCCTACTGGTATTACTTGTTGTGCCATCGTTGTTAGTTTTTTGTGTATTATTAAATTCTGGTTCATCCCAATAGCAAAAATGCCATTGAATTTCTTTTTTTTTGTTTATCATATTTGATCATAAGCCAATCCTGCTCCTCCACGCACTGAACTTTCTTGTTCATTCTTCATATCAGTAAATGCGCCTTTATATGATTGTCTTATCTGCTCAAATTTAGCAGCAGCATTAATCATAGAGTTCATATTACCGTCTCTACCGTGTTCTATTGGTGTTACCTCCATATACTTAGCTAATCTATCTAACATAGCTTTAATACCCACATAAGCTCTAAAGGTAGGTGTTTCATACATTTGTTTACACATATCTAATGCATATCTAATTTTACCATCTTCAGGAGATTCTTCAAGTCCTATCTCCTCTATAATAATATCTTCTTTCTCATGTTCAGGAAGATTAAAGAAAGGATTTAGATCTGGATCCGGACAACTTAAATAAAATATATATTGATATACTTGCATATATGTATCAGGGTATTCATCCATTATTTTTTTTAGAAATGGTAAAGCATAACAATGTTCAGAAGGTATAACTTTATTATTTTGGACATCAAATAATCTTACTATCATATTTTTATATTTTATAATGCGTCTATAGCAGCTTTTACAAAAGCATAAGTCTCAGTAACGTAAATTGGCAGTAAAGATCCTGTTAAATATATTTGACGAACATTTATTAAACTACCATCTTGCTGATAAACCGGTCCAACAGCACTCAACATAAGAGGATTTATTGCAATAAAAGATTCAGAACCTTGCACTTTATATAATAGAGGAGGAGATGTTAAGGGTGATTGTACTGCTAAATAAACTTGTGTTAATTGTATTGCTGCCATTATTTTTTATCTTTAAGCCACATCATTAATGAAGATACTTCATCTTTTAAATATGGTAGTTCATATATTTTTACTTCGTCTAAAACTGGTTCACCATTCATTACTTTAGTAATTGGATAACCGTTAGTATCTTCTCCAACCTTGACAAATTTAACATGTTGAATAGTTAATTTACCTATTTTTAATTTGGGGTTGTGCTTCTTAATAATATACGCATAAATACTCAATTGTAAGTTATAATGCTTAAGATTACAATCATCTAAATGATTAACTGGCTTATATAGTTTTTTTGTTATACCCTCCCAATTAGTAAAGCCTTTATCTTTTATTTCTTTATTTGTTTTGTAATCATGTATGTTTATATGTCCATCTACTACTTCAACTAAATCTGCTTGTCCACATAACGCCATAGATTTTAAATAAACCATATGTTCTGGATATACTCCTTCTTTAAGTTTTTGTTCAGGAGCTAACTTAACACCTTCATCAGTTATTAAAGGTTTTATAATAGGTACTTCAGTTCCATTACGTTCAATGGTTTTAAAGTCTAGCATATCTGCTTCTCTTTGGTTGTGATACCAATTTCCTAATTTGATAGCTCTTTGAGTTTCATTATCCCAAGCAGTAAGTATTTCTTTTGGAGTCATACCATGCCATTTAGATCTTTTATTCTTAGAAGATTTTTTAGCTTGACCATCTCTATCAAATTTAGGTTTAAACATTCCAATAAAAGATGTTACACTTGTCCAGTTTATTCTATCTTCATCATTACTCTCGTATAGATGACCTTCTTCTTTAAATGATATTGCCATAACTTTATGTTGTTGATGTATACCAGTACCCACCGCTTTGGTTGGTAATTAAGCTACATGTTGTTTGATTACATATGTAATTAATTTGAATTTCCATTATCTGATATTTGTTGGTTTATTATTTCTTCTTCTTCTTCTGTTGTTACTACTGACCAGTGACCTTTTGGACATTCAGATGATAATGATCTTAATTTAAATTCTAAACTACATCCACAATCAGAACAACAAGGCTGAGTTCCAGGAGCTAAGCAATTTTTACCTTTTAAATCTAACTCTGAACAACTTGCACATATTTGCCATCTATCTGTAAATATAGATTCTACATGTTCTTTCTTAAACATCTTATTTTTAATTCCGTCAGCAATTTTATCAGCATTTCTAAATATCTCTAAATATTTAGACCAAGGATGTTTCTTTA